GATAAATACTTTGACAGATGCACAAAAAAAAGATTATGCAAAAATTTTACATAGCTGATAAAGAAATATTAAAACTACAAATACCTGATCAACAGTTTAAAGTTTATAACTATTGGTGTTCTCAATACAATGTAAAGACACACAAAGCTTTTATAAATTATGTTCAGACCGCAAATGATTTATCAATTAAAGTAGATACGATTAAGAATATAATTACTAAGTTATGTGAAATATCTATAGGTCCAGATCCATTATTAAGTGTAGTTGATAATAGAGAAGCTAGAAGAGTTGAGTTTGATTTGCCAAGATATAGAGCATTTCTTAAATCTATAGGTTTCTTAGGTTACAATTCTGCAAAAGGTTGGACCAACATACAAAACTATTTAAAGAAAGATATTATAGATACAAAAGTTTATAAATTTAAAAACTTAGATCAGTATCAACTATACGATCATTTAAGAGATTTGCCAGACGAAGAGTTTAATAAAATACAAGCATCGGATCTATTATATCCATGGGTTTTAAAACAAGTAAGAGATGGTAAATAAAACAGATTTTAATCATTTTATAACGCAAGATATTTTACAGATTAGTAATATCGTAAACCTTCTTGATGATGCTGCTAGAACAGAAAGATTTATAAGTAAACCTAAAGGTCCAAGTGTTCCAAGTATGTATGATGTTCTTATCTCTAGTTATGACAAAACAGATATAGGATATTATCAAAAACAAATTAAGTTAAGAGCAACACCAAGACAAATAACAAGGTGGGAGTTTGCTATAGATATTCTTATGTTAGTTGATAAAGACATCTGCGATAATCCTATTGAGATGCGAGAGCTTTTGTGGATGAGAGCAAAAAGGTTTAAATGGACACAATTAGGCAAGTATTTTGGTTATCATAGAAACACTATTAAAAATAAATATCTGACACTCCTAGGTAAGATAGTAGACAAAGCAAAAAAACAAATAAGTTTTGACATCTTGAACAAAAATCTTTATTTAGTTGGTTAATCTTCAAATTTTTATAAAAAAAATATTTTCCATTTGAAAAGTTATAACTGAGGTATACAATTTGCTCATCAACGTATTTCAAGAATACGCTAAAGCAATCGTTTTTTTTTTTTATTTTTTTTTGTTTTTTACATCTCGTAACTAAATACGCTTATGGCTGCTAGACATAAACATCGCTTACAATGTCAAACTATAAACAAACAAAATAAGTTACCTTGTAAAGCATCTGGAATACTAACTAAAAAAGGTACTATTCGTTGCCGTATTCACGGAGGTTGGTCAACTGGTCCAAGAACACTAAAAGGAAAATTGAAGAGTTTACAGAATTTAAGAAATATTAATTATGAGCAAACTGCAGCTAACACCAGAGATAAGTACAAAGATAGTGAAGGAGTTAATGAACGGAACTCCATTAACCAGAATTTGTAGCAATAAAGATTTGCCAAGTTTAAGCAAAGTCTATGATTGGATTGCTGAAGATAAAGAGTTCGCAAACAAGATTATCAACGCAAGAAAGATAGCAGCTCAAACTTATCTTGATAGAATGATTGAAGAACTTGATACAGCTGACAACAGATCCATAGCTGTAGTTAGAGAAAAGCTACATCACTATCGTTGGATGGCAAGTAAGCTCATAGGTATCTATGGTGATAAACAAGAAATCAAACAAGATACTAACATTACTATTCAATGGTCTAGTGAAGATGACAATATTAAGAATGTAACAAACTCCGTTAGTACAGACGCAGCAAACACGGTTTCGCACACGTCAAGAGGTTCGTAAGATCCTAAGTTACATAGCAAGTTACAAATTGTTTTATAAGTGTTGTTGTTTCTACAAATAATAGTGGGTTAAATAATGACTATCGAAAAGTCTGTAGCTTTTTTGCTAAAAAATAACGATAGGCTATACCCAAAAAAAGTAGTCGCATGTGTATATACATAAATCAACGGAATAATATTTAGACAAATGGACAAGACCAAGAAGATTAAAAACAGATTTAAAGATGTAACAGCAATAAGCTTTAGTGCTGCAGATGACGGATTGTTTATTACATTTCACGGCTTTGTTACGGAAGATGATAAACACGAATTTACGGAATACTTATTTAGAAAAATCAATATGAGTTATTTCGGTATGGAACATCCGCCAACTCTACACTAATGAAAGTAACAATACCGTATACGCCAAGAAAGCATCAAGCTTATTTGCATAACCAATTACCGAATTATAGATATAGCTTATTGTTATGTCATAGAAGGTTTGGCAAGACGACACTTTGCTTAAACCATCTTATAAAGTGTGCATTAACTAATAAGAATTATAATCCAAGATATGCTTATGTTGCACCAACTTACAAGCAAGCTAAATCTATAGCTTGGGATTTCCTCAAGTATTATACTGAGAAAATTCCTAACACTAAATACAATGAAACAGAATTAAGGTGTGATCTAATTAACGGAGCCAGAATAACTTTATTATCATCTGAAAATCCAGACAGTATTCGTGGGGTTTATCTTGATGGAGTAATAATAGATGAAACCGCTCAGGTTAGTTCATCCTTAATCGATGAGGTAATTACACCAGCTCTAAGTGATCGTCGAGGATTTATGGTGATGGTGGGTACGCCTCAATCAATGAACAATATATTTTATGACTATTATCAAAAAGCTCAAGCAGACAATAAATGGTTTTTGTATACTGCTAAAGCCTCAGAAACAGAAATTATCGCAAAAGATGAACTCGATAACGCTCTCGCAGTTATGGGTGAAGCTAAGTACAAACAAGAATTTGAGTGTAGCTTTACTGGCAATATTGCTGGTTCTATTTATGGCGATATTATTAATGAACTAGAAGATAAGAAGCAGCTTACAAAAGTGCCTTATGATCCAGCTTATTTGGTTCATACATCTTTTGATCTTGGCTACAAGGATGATACGAGTATTGTCTTTTTCCAAGAGGTTGGTCATAGCATCCATATAATAGATGCTTATTCCAATAGAAATCAGGCTCTTCCGCATTATATAGATTTACTAAAATCTAAACCGTATGTTTACGGAAATCATTATGCGCCGTTTGATATAGAAACTACTGAGTTTACTAGCGGACGTAGTAGGCGAGAGGTTGCTTATCAACTAGGTATAAAATTTAAAGTAGCTAACAAAGTTCCTTTAGAAGATGGCATACACGCTGTCAAAATGATCTTGCCACGTTGTAAGATTGATATTGATAATTGCAAAGAACTTATAAATGCTCTTCGTCATTATCATAGAAAGTATTCTGAAAAAGAAAGAATATTTAATAGTAAACCAGTTCACTCTTGGTCAAGTCATTATTGCGATGCTGTTAGAATAATGGCTACTGGGTTTGAAGGTTTAAAAAACTATAACGTAAATAGACAAACAACAGCAATCAACGATTACAAGGTAATATAATATGGGTGGATTTATTAGAAAAATTCTCGGTGTCGAAGAGCCAAACTTTGAGCAGCCTTCAGAGGTTGAAGTTCCTGATCTAGAGGATGAGGATAGAAAACTAGAAGAGCGTAGAAAATTATTAGAAGCTGAAAGAAAAAGAAAAGGTAGAAGATCAACTATCTTAACTGACAGTAAGCTTGGCGATATTGAAGAAGAAAATTTAAAACAAACAACTCTTTTAGGAGGTTAATAATATGGGTGGATTTGGCGGACGATCTAGCGGCGGTGAAGATACAGATGTATCTGGAGCTGAAGCAGTAACTTTTGGTGGAACTACTTACAGCGGTAGAAAAACTAAAAATGTAAACAGAAATATAGCAGAAACTAATCAAAGAAATAGAGATAGTAGAAAAGGTCCAATAGAAAAATTATTTGATGCTTCTCTTCTTGGTAAAGCTACAAAAGCTATTTCTAATTCTAAATTTGTGCAAGATAACAATTTTAAAAGAAGAGTTAAGTTTGCAAAAAAATCAGGAAAATTTAAAGGTGTTGATTTAACAAGTAGAGAGTTTGTTTTATCAAAAGGATTTAAAAGGCAACTAGATGCTCAAGGTTACTCTGACAGTTTAAGAGGTCCAGAAGGTAACGATAATGATAGAGGCGGAATTAAAGTTGCTAACATGGCTGGAACAGATGCAGCTACAGCTCAAAAGAAAGCAGTAGAAGCAGCTCCAGATGGACCAACAAGTGTTGAGATGGCTCAGGAAACTGCAGCTGATCGTAAAGTAAGAACTAAAAGAAAAGGTAGACGTAAAACTATCTTAGCTGGTGAGTTAGAAGATGACGATCTGACTTTAAGCAGAAAAACATTATTAGGTTAATATGCAACAACAAGAAATGCGACAGCTCTCAAAGGAGCTAAAAGATAATCTATCTAGATTACAAAGTAAAAGATCAACTTGGGAAAGCCATTGGCAAGAGGTTGCTGATTTTTGTTTGCCAAGAAAAGCAGATGTAAATGTAGCTAGAACTAAAGGCGATAAAAGAAACATCCAAATCTTTGATGCTACTGCAGTTCATAGTCTAGAATTATTAGCTAGTTCTTTACAAGGCATGCTTACTAGTTCAGCAAATAGATGGTTTCAATTAAGATATAAAGAAGCTGCATTTAACGAAGATGATACAGCAAAAGAGTGGTTAGAAGATAGTATAGATAAAATGTATGTTGCTTTTGCTAGATCAAACTTTCAGCAAGAAATATTTGAAAATTATCACGATCTACTAGCTTTCGGTACTAGTTGTTTATTTATCGAGGAAGATAAAGACGACATAGTTAGATTTTCTGCAAGACATATAAAAGAAGTTTATATTACAGAAAACGAAAAAGGATTAGTTGATACAGTTTATAGAAAATTTCAACTTACTGCAAAAGCAGCTTTAGACAAATTTGGACAAGAAAATTTAAGTAGAGATATATTAGTTAAAGCTCAAAAAAATCCGTTTGACGATATTGAACTAGTTCACATTGTTAGACCAAGATCATTATTCAATCCAAAAAAATTGGATAAACAAAATATGCCGTTTCAATCAGTATATATGGAATATGAAACTGGACATATAATCTCGATCGGTGGGTTTAGAGAATTACCTTACGTCGTTCCAAGATACTTAAAAGCATCGAACGAAATCTACGGCAGATCGCCAGCTATGAACTCTTTGCCTGACGTTAAAGTCTTAAATAAAATGGTCGAGGTATCATTAAAGGCGGCTCAGAAACAAGTTGATCCGCCTTTATTAGTACCAGATGACGCTATGATCTTACCTATAAGAACTGCTCCATCGAGCATAAACTATTATAGGAGCGGTAGTAGAGATCGTATAGAAACATTAAATATTGGTGCAAACAATCCTTTAGGTTTAAATATGGAAGATCAAAGACGAAGATCCATATCTAGAACTTTTCACGTTGACCAATTACTAATTCAAGAAAATAGAACTATGACCGCTACAGAGGTTATGCAGCGTAATCAAGAAAAGATGAGAATACTTGGTCCAGCTATAGCTAGACTACAACAAGAATTATTACAGCCATTAATCATAAGAGTATTTAATATAATGCTTAGAGGTAAAAAGTTTTTACCAGCTCCAGAAACTTTAGGCGGACAAGAAATAGATGTAGAATATGTATCGCCAGTTGCTCTTGCTCAAAAAGGTCAAGAGTTAGAAAGTATTGTAAGAGGTTTAGAATTATTTGGATCTATTGGTCAAATAGCTCCAGTACAAGATTACATAGACGAAAACGGTTTAGTTAAGAAAATAATCCAAGTTCTTGGTTTACCAGCTAGAATGATAAAATCTGATAAACAAGTACAAGAGATTAGAGCAGAACGTCAAGCTCAACAAGCTGCTCAAGCTCAGATGCAACAAGAGATGATGCAAACTGAGCAAGCTAAAAATGTTGCTCCGCTAGTGCAAGCTTTAAATGGAAAACAACAATAATAAACTTAAAGATTTAATCATTAAGTATAAATCAGTTTTTGGATCAGACGACGCTAAAGACGTTATGTCTGATCTAGAAAAAAGATGTCATTACAACGTATCTACGTTCAGTAAAGACAACGCAAATGAAACTGCTTTTTATGAAGGACAGCGATCGGTGCTTCTTTTCATAAAAGCGATGATCAACAAAAAAGAGGAGTAATCTTATGGATCAGACAACTGCAAACACGCAATCTGATACATCGGCAAACGCTGAAGTATTAGATCAATCGCAACCTCAAGAACAAAGTATTGATTTTCAAGCTTT